ACAATTACTGTTCCAGCAGGAGATGAAGATTCTTACACATTTAATATAGGATCTGGACCTTCAACTCAAACAAATGTAAGATTTGGAGGTATGCTTTGCACTTCAGGTCCAGTTACTATAGAAGGATAATATGACAACTTATGCAGAATTAGTTACACAGATTAGAGATTACACTGAAACAGATTCAAATGTTTTAACAACCACTGTTGTTAATGATTTAATATCTAATGCAGAAAATAGAATATTTAGAGAAGTAGATTTAGATGCATTTAGATCTTATCAAATTGCTGGATTAACAGCTAGTAATGCTTTTGTTTCACTTCCTGGAACAGGAATAGCAGATTTTGCACTTATAAGATCTGTTCAAATTTATGGACAAAGTTTAGGTAATTCTCGTAGTACATTAGAACAAAAAGATATTTCATTTATGAATGAATATTGGCCTAATAGAACTGCTACAGGTACACCAGTTTATTATGCAAATTGGAAAGCAGGTAACATATACCTTGCGCCTACTCCCGATGTCGCATATAATATAGAAGTAGCTTTAAATAAGTTACCAACAGGACTATCGTCTACAAATACGACTACCTGGGTAAGCACAAATGCTCCTAGAACGTTGTTGTATGCGTGTCTCTGCGAGGCCTTAAAATTTCTCAAAGGCCCCTACGATCTGTTAGATCGCTATGAAGCAGGTTATGCTAATGCATTACAAGACCTGTCAATAGAACAACAAGGTCGTGGCAGAAGAGATGAATATATGGATGGAGTTTTAAGGACTCCTCTTAAATCGCAACAACCATAAAAGGAGACAAAGATGGCAATATCACAAGCGGTATGCAACACATTTAAGAGAGATCTATTAAAAGGATTTCATGATTTTGCAAACGGTGGGTCTACATTTAAAATTGCATTATTTACATCAAGTGCAAGTTTAGATGCAACTACGGAAGATTATTCAACAGGTAATGAAACTACAAATACATCAGGATCAGCTTACACAGCAGGCGGAGAAACTTTAACAAATCAATCTGTTACTGGTAGTAATTCTGCAACAACAGCATATGTTGATTGGAGCACGGATCCTCAATGGACATCAGCAAGTTTTACAGCAAGAGGTGCAATGATATACAACACCACTACTGATGGAGGCACAGGAACAACTGATGCAGTTTGTATTTTAAATTTTGGTTCTGATTTTACAGCAACCAATGGTACATTTACTGTTCAATTTCCGGCGCCGGGCACAGGTACAGCTATACTGAGATTATCGTAGGAGTTTAACATGGCGTTGGTTATCAATGATCGTGTTAAGGAAACCACGACAACAACAGGTACGGGAACCGTTAATCTTGCTGGAGCAAGCACGGGTTTTCAAACTTTTGTTGGAGGTATTGGTACTACTAATACTACCTATTACTGTATTACTATGCAGTCAGGTAGCACAGAATATGAAATAGGTATTGGTACTATTACCGATGCAACTCCTGATACCTTATCACGAGATACAGTTTTAGAAAGCACTAACAGTGACAACAAAGTAGTTTTTTCTGCAGGTACAAAAGATGTATTTTGTACATATCCAGCAAAAAGGGCGCCATCCCCTATTATGGATCCTACAGCTTATGTAACTACACACAATTCTACTATTAGTGATGTTCAAACAATGGACTCTGGCGTTTTAGCTGGACCCGTATCTATTACAGGTACACTGTCTGTAACAGGGAATTTATTTATATTATGAGCACGCTTGAAGTAGATAAAATTATACCACAAGGATCAGGTACAGCTCTTCAAATTGGAGAAAATGGTGACACTATTACGTTGCCGGCCGGAACAACAATAACATTACCTAACGGATCAGTCACAAACGACGAACTAGCAGGTTCTATTGCTAATGCAAAATTAGCAAACTCATCAATTACAATTAACGGATCAGCGGTTGCTTTAGGTGGTTCAACTAGCGTACAAACAGCTTTAACTTTTCCGACTATATCTTCTATTAACCCTTCGGTTATAGATAATAGTCAAACAGCAGTAACTATAACAGGAACTAATTATATTTCTATTCCTTTTGTAGATGCAATTAATTCTTCAACAGGAGCTATTGTATCAGCAGACTCTGTATCTTTTAGTAGTGCTACAAGTATTGTAGCAACATTTACTTTACCTGTTGATGGTACATATTTTCTTCGTGTAGAAAATAATGACGGATTAGCTGTAAGATCAGGTTCTGCCTTACTTACAGTTTCAGACGCTCCAGCATGGGTAACGAGTGCAGGTAGTCTTGGAAGTTTTGCTGCTGGGGCAAATGTTGGAACTCTTACTATTACAGCTACAGACGCAACATCTTTTGCAATAACATCGGGAGCTTTGCCTGGAGGTCTTTCGTTGAATACCGCAGCAACTAATGCTACAATAACAGGAACAGAGTCTGGAGCAACAAGTGCTACGACTTATAATTTTACAGTTACGGCTACTGATGCTCAAGCTCAAACAGCAGCTAGAGCATTTAGTATAGATATAACTGTGGGACAACTAAATAGTTTAAGGTTTGCATAATGTCAGGATATTTAACAGATTCAATAGGCTCAACAGGAAGTAGAAAAACTTTTACTGTTAGTGTATGGGTTAAAATTGATGGTAATACTGTTAATCAAACTATGTTTGGTAATGGTACAGGAGGATCTAATTCAGGAAAATTTTATTTTGCTATAAGTAATGGTCAAGTTAGAATAGGTGGTGGTGCAAATGTTTATATAGTTACTAACAGATTGTTTCGTGATCCAGCATCTTGGTATCATTTAGTTTGTGCCGTTGATACAACGCAAGCAACTGCTGAAAATAGAATAAAATTTTATGTTAATGGTGTACAAGAAACTGATTTTAATACATCAACATATCCGGGACAAAATGATAATACTCCAACTAATGATGTAGGTACTATAAATACTTTTGGTGCTGAACAAGGTGGGGGAGAAAGTTGGGATGGTTACATGACTCATATGGTTATGGTAGACGGAACACAATTAACTCCAAGTAATTTTGGTGAAACAGATTCTACTACAGGAGAATGGAAACCAAAAGCTGTTCCTACTGGTGTTACTTATGGAACTAATGGTGCTTTCTTAAAATGTGAAAATTCAGCTAATTTTGGAGTAGATTCAAGTGGTCAAGGCAATAATTATACTTCAAATAGTTTTCCTACAGGAGCCCATACTCAAGATACTGCTAGTAATACTTTTGCTACTTTTAATTCTTTAGCAAATGTTCTTTATGCTCAAGGAACTCTTTCAGAGGGAAATTTAAAATTTTTAACTACTCAAACTGATTATTCTTATCGACCTACTACAATTGGAGTTGATACAGGGAAATGGTATTGGGAAATTAAAGCAGAAGCTTCAGGTGGAGGAAATGATCCTTTTATGATTGGAATAACTTCTACTGAACCTACAGCAAACTCAAATGAATTAGGACACTTTGCTAATGATTGGGCTTTTAATGAAGGTGCTCAATATCGTAATAATAATACCAATACATCTTATGGAACAACTTATACTGTAGGAGATATTATTGGAGTTGCATTAGATTTAGATAATAATAAATTATATTTTTCTAAAAATGGAACTTGGCAAAATTCAGGAGTTCCTACATCAGGAGCAACAGGAACTGGAGCTATTGCAATAACTGCTCCCGGAAGTACTCCTTTAGGAAATTATTTTCCTGCAGTAGGTGATTATGACAACGCAGCAGGTTCAAATTCTACTTTTCAAGCTAATTTTGGCAATCCACCTTTTAGTATTTCTTCAGGAAATGCTGATGATGCAGGGTATGGAACTTTTGAATACGATGTACCAGCCGGGTACTATTCTTTATGCTCTAAAAACTTAAACACATACGGATAAACATATGGCTTATGCAACAGTAAACGACGGATCAGCACATTTTCAGGCAACCAAATATACTGGTAATGGTTCTGCTGCTCATGCAATAACCAATACTGGTAATGCAAATTTACAACCAGACTGGGTTTGGATTAAATGTAGAAGTAATGCTTTTGATCATGCTGCTTGGGATAGCACAAGAGGAGCTAGTAGTAGAATTTTACCAAATACTACAGCTGCAGCAGAATCTCAAACTAATTTTGCTAGTTTTAATTCAGATGGATTTAGTGTTAACACAGGAGATATTGTTAATACTAATAGTTATGATTATGTAGCATGGCAATGGAAAGCTAACGGTGGTACAGAGGTAACAAACAATGATGGCACTGTAACTACATACGTTCAATTAAATTCAACTGCTGGATTTTCTATTGTTAGATGGACTGGTAATGGAAACACTAGCGGAACAATAGGTCATGGTCTTGGCGCCATACCTGATATGATCATTAGAAGAGATTACAGTGTAGTAACTAACTGGGCAGTTGCTTTTCCAAAACAAGAAACTTCACAACTAATGGTGCTTAATACCAACGCTGCATTTGGGGCAGCTAGTGGAATGAGTGGTTATACTTCAACTGTGTTTACAGATGGAAGTGGTTCTGATAGTTCTAGTTCCATAGCTTATTGTTATAAAAATATTAAAGGATACAGTAAGTTTGGTAAATATACTGGTAATGGTGACGGTGATGGAACATTTATTTATACAGGATTTAAACCTAGTTGGTTGATGATCAAAAGAACAGACTCAGCTAATTCATGGTATTTAATTGATAGCACTAGAGATCCATTTAATGTTGCCTTAGCAGAGTTAGAAGCAAACACGAGTGGTGTTGAAGCTACAGGAAATAACAGATTAGATATTTTATCAAATGGTTTTAAAATAAGAACAAGTGGTTCGGCTTATAATGCATCTGGTGGCACATATGCTTATGCAGCTCTTGCTCAAAATCCTTTTGTAGCAACAAATGACATAATTGCATTAGCAAGGTAACATGGTATCAACTCTTAAAGTAAACACAATTAAGAAACAATCAGGGTCCTCGATCACGATTGGTGAATCAGGTGACACAATTACGATTACGGCCGGTGCTACACTTACAGGTACAGTAGCGGGAACATATACAGGAACTGTAACAGGAACTGTTAATTCAGCATCAATTACAGCCAAAGGTGATGGATCATCTGCTGACGGAAAGATAACTCTTAATTGCTCTCAAAATAGCCACGGCGTTAAAATACAATCACCAGCACATAGTGCAGGACAATCATATACATTAATACTACCAACGTCAGTTGGTACCAACGGACAAGTTTTAGCAAGTAATGGAGCTAGTTCCAATCAATTATCATGGATTGATGCAACAGAAACTAAACCAACAATTAGTTCTATCAGTCCAACAGTTATAGAAAACACTCAAACAGCAATAACTATTACAGGAACTAATTATGTTAATACTCCTATTGTAGAAGCAATTAATTCTACAGGAGCTGTTATAGCAGCCGACTCTGTTTCTTTTACAAGTGCAACAACATTAGTAGCAAATTTTACTTTAGCTACTGACGGAACATATTTTATACGAATAGAAAACAGCGACGGTAATGCGGTTCGTAGTGGAACAGCTCTTTTAACAGTATCTGATGCTCCTGCTTGGCAGACAGCTGCAGGAAGTTTAGGTAGTTTTGAAGGTGGTGCTACAATAAGTACAATTACTTTAACAGCTACTAATTCTACTGGAATGGCTGTACAATCAGGTTCTTTGCCTGGAGGATTAAGTTTAAATACAGGAAGTGGTTCTTCTACAATTACAGGAACCGAATCGGGAGCAACTCCCGATCGTGACTGGGAAAC